CAGTATCAACAGTAAAAATATCACCTTTTGTAAGGCTTGCGGCACCACTTGCCCAACCATCAGTTAAAATTTCAGTTGCACCTGTAACAACTGTTTCGTCAACTACAGGAGTTGAACCAGTTGTAAATACTCCAGTAGTATGACTTGCAATATTCTGATCCATATAAATTTTCAGATTTGCAACTTGACCAAGATATCCTTTTGTATGAATATCATTAGCAGCAGGCTGAGCAAACGTACCCTTTAAACCATCAGCCAAAGTCCAATTTGCTGCAGGATTCATTACAGCATAACGTACTTCTTGAGGACAACCTTCATTATCAAGAATAGTTTGAGCATCACCAAGAACTTTAAACGTAGCTGGAGTAGTACCAGGAGTACCAGCCCAATTAAATACATCTGTATATAATCCACAAAGTTTAGCATCTACAGAATTTGCAAGTGCATTTGCACCTGGAGAAATGTATCTTTTACTATACTGTTCAATAGTTTGAGTTAACTCGACACTAGAAAACGCCCAAGATACATGAGCCTGAGTACTAACTGTTAAAGTTGTTGAAGGCTCTGCAAGATCCGTATTAGTTCTTGACTGAGATTCAGTTACCCTAAATTTATTAGGTTTTCGTATAGTAATAGTTTGACCTACTTTTCTAAACTCATTTTTATACGAACGATAGACATGACTTGCCATTCCAAGATTATTAGTAAGTTGCATTAAAGCTTCTTTTGCAATAATAGTTGGAGTTAATAGTGTGTTATTTGAAGCCATTTTTTATTCCTTTTCTTTTGATCTCCATTCCTTATACTCTTTAGGACTCATTTTTTCTGGGTCTTTTTCAGTCACCCCATCAGTTTTAACAGGAGTAATAGGTTCTGGAGCATTTGATTGTTTTTTAACTTTCTTTTTCTCTTCTTTCTTTTCTTCCTTTTTCTTAACAGTTTTTAAACTGATTTCTAATTTACCGATTTCTTTAGCAATCCTTATAGGATCAAGATTAGATACTCTTTCAGATTCTTCTGGGTTATTCGCAAAATGGTACATAATATCTTCTGGAATTTCAGTATCTAAAATTATTTGTGTAACTTCTGAACCAATAACGAGATCTTTATCCATGATAAGTTCTTTAAAATCATCATATTTATTTTCACCTTTTTCAAGTGCGTTATCAAGTCCCTTAAATGTTTCTCCTACAGCATCTTGTTCTTCTTTAAGCCTTGTTTCTTTTGCAGCATTTTGCTGAGTTTTTCCTAACTTTTTATCAATTTTCCAATCAGTTAAAGCTTCAATATAATCATCTTCGTCTTCGAAGTCAACTTTTAAAGGTTTTTTATCCTCATCTTTTAAAGTCTTAAATTCAAACTTTTCTAATTCTTTCTCGAGTTCTTTAACTCGTGCCCTACTAAAATCATTTTCTCTTTCTGCAGTACGCATTTTCTTTGTTAATTGATTAATACGTTTCTGAACGCCCTTTGAGTCCGTAGATTCGTCAGATTTCTTCTCTTCTTTTTCCTTTTTCTTTTCAATTTTCTCTTCTTTTTCCTCTTCTTTCTTTTCAGTTTTTTCTTCTTTCTTTTCCTCTTTTTTCTCTACTTCTTTAGAAATATCAATGTCATTAGCTGAGATTTTTTCTTCTTCATTTTTAGTTTTAATAGGTTCTGTTGAATCTACAGACATTAGATTAGCATTATCTACCCCATTTACTACAACCCCAGCATCAATTTCTACGTCATTAATTTCTTCTATTGTTTTTAACATTTGCAAGCTCCTAACTTGTTGCGAATAAGTATTTACTCATTCGAGATTAATTGGTCAATTTTTGACCTTTCTTATACACCTCCCATTCTCATCTCTTTATATTCTGTTGGAGACATATCTTTTACACTTTTCTTCTTCGGCTCAACCATTACTTTTTCTACTTGCAATTCAACAGAATGGTCTTTATCTCCATCACTTCTTTCAGAAATTCTAACTGCTGTTACAGTTGCTTCAGCATAAACATAAACTTTATCTCCAACTTCATGTTTTTTCAAAGTAGGCAATTTTTCAATTTGCTCTTTTTCAAATCTAAGTTGAAGTCCGTAAGGCCAACGATCATCTTCACCATAGCAAATTCCCATACTTTCTTTACGTTCTTTTTTACTTTTCCTTTTAATTTTCATATCTACAAGTTTCATTTACCCACCTCTTTTAATTTTCTTAACGCTACTTCTTTTACTGTATTAAAATCTCCATCTAACATAGCTTTAATTGAATTTTTATACTTACTTTCTTTTTTACCTTTAATAAATCTCTCAAAAATTTTACTTGCTTTCATTCTCATTTTTCACCTCCTTTTGTTTTTCTTCTCTCCCACCTATATAATCAACAGCTTTCATTTTCACATCTTGTTGCATTTGTATAAGTTTTACTTTCTCTTGCTCTAATTTCACTTTCTCTTGTTCAAGTTTCATTTGACTTTCTTGAAGCTCAATTTGACTATCTTGTAATTTAATCTGACCTTCCTGTAATTTTAACTCATTACTTTGCATTTCCATCTGTTGTTCTGGTGAGGGCGGAGGAGGTGGGGGTGGAGAAGGCGGCGGTTCTCCACTTCTTTTAGCATCCTCAAGGGCTTTCTTTTCCTTTATTTCTTTTGGAAGAAGGAACTCAAGTCTTTCAGATACTTCCTCCGCCCCAGGCCAGTCCATTACCTTAGCATACAAATCACCAATAAGTGGTGCAGCATCTGGGTAATATTGTATAAACTCTGACATTGATTGTCTAGCTTCTGTTCTTTGTGTATCAAAACTCGGACCAACTGAAACTACAACATCATAAGTTCCTACAGATAAATCATTTAAAATTTTCTTAACGCCAAATTCTTCAGTTTCTTTATTTATCCCAACAAATTCTTGTTCCCCATTAATAAGTCCAAGTCGAATAAATCTTTCTGTATCTAAAATTCCTGGAGCCATATCAATAAGAACTCTTCCAAGTTGTTCAATAGATCTTGAAAGATTATCAATAAATGAAAAAGTACCTACATAACCTTCCTTTTTTCTTTTTATAATAGCTTTTCCTGATCTTTCATTACTTTGCATACCAAGACTTGCTTTTTGCAACCCTACTGTATCTCTCATTTCTTGGTCAGTACTTTGAATCCTTTCAATCATAGCACTTGAAGCTTGTGGTGGTGCCTCTCTCTTAGGCCATCCAGGAGCTTGTGAATCAGGATTTACAAGTAAATAAGGAAAATTTTTCTTGTGTGCTTGTTTCCATTGATTTTCATACCCAGAAATTTGTTTTGCTGTTGCAAGATAAGGGACTTTCGGCTGCAACGCTACAACTTCTGTATCAACCGAGTTCCAATAATTAAACATACGTTGAGAGTCTTTAGCATGTCTTATCAACCCTCTAATTCTTCTTTTTCCAGCAATATTTAATTCTTTTCCCCAGATAGGAATCACGGGAATATATTTCTTACCAACCCAACGTTTTTTCTCTAAAACTTTATTACCAGATACTAAATACCATTGAATAGTATAAGAATTAATTTTACGTTTACTTTCATATTCTTCATCTTTTTTAAGTTTGAAAGTATTACTCCCATCTTTAAGAAAATATATCCATTTTTCTTCGTATTCTTTTACAAAATATTCTGCAAGTCTAACATTATCTTTAGTACACCAACCTTCAACATACTCCCCATGTGAAGTATTAAACTCCATAGGTTCTTCTTTGTATTTTTCTTTATACTCATCTCTATCCATATCAGTAATTATAAGACAGTAATTAGCATCAGAACAATCATATTCAAGATGTTTACCCCAATAAATAGCAAGCGCATTATCAACCTTTTCAATAAAAGCATCTTGATCATTAGAAGTATCATTTATATACTTTGTAACAACTCTTAAAGCTCCATAACCACAAGTAACTGAATGCTCAAATCCATGATCTATAGCTATATCAGCTTTAGAAACTTGCTGCACATGTTTTATCCAACCCCCAAGTATTCTAGCTATTTCAGGATCACCATCTGAATCTACCGGAACAACTTTAATAGCTGGTCTATTCATTCGTTGATCACCAACAACTTGATCAATAAATACAGGCATTTTATTAATAGTTAAACAAGGTCTACCATCAGCAGTTCTTTGAGTTTTTACATCTTCAGGCCATTGAGCACCATCTACACCAACAAACTCAAGATCTTCTAAAGCAAGTTTTCTATTCTCCTGATCATCATCTATAGCTTTTCTTAATCTATCTTGAATTTCTTTAAGTAATTTTATATCAGCCTGTGTAGTCATTATATAACCCCTTTATTTTCACCAACAATAAGTAACTCACGAAGTATCTTTTTTACTTTTTTATCAGATTTTTTTACATTTAGTATTTCATAAAACGTATCTTCATTTATTGGAGAATATTCCCATACATTTTTAGTATTATATTTTACTACTAAAATACCTTTTCTTAAATTATAATTCAATATTTCCATTTAAAGTCCCATCCAAGCAGATTCACTAATTTGTTGGTTGCTGTATTTACTTCCAAATTCATTATATTCATCTTCTTTTTTAGCAAAAACTCTTGTACTATCATTTGAAAAATATTCAGTAATACAAAGTGCATCAGCTATATTTGGACTAACAATTCCCCTTGCTTTCATATCTTTTTTACTCTCTACCACATACCCACCATGAGCATTGAATTTATATCTTGGTGCAGCAAGTTCACTTGCGAGTTGTTCTCCAAGACTTTCTGTTTCTCCTGCAACTACAACATCAGGAAAAGAGTACTTCCCAAGAAGGCAATTATCTCTAACTTTACACCAAAGTTCATCCCGAAGTTTATGGTATTTTGAAATATCACTTGAAGCCATTGTTACATTAATTTGATGTAAATTTTTCAAGTGTCTTTTCTCAAGCCAATCTGTAACACCAGCTCCAACACCTATAACATCTATTCCAACTCCACTTGCATTAAGTTCTTGATGTGTCTGTAGTATAAATCCACCAAGATCAATAGTATTTAATTTTCTAAATGTCTCCCAAGGATCAATACGTAGTCCTTGTCTTGGAAGAATAATACTTGAATCATCTCCATATCTTGCTACATCAACACCAAGGTAAAGTGGCTCATTTTCAGCAACCTCGAACTCACTTCCTATACACTGTTGCGCAGACCAAAGAGGAATCAAAGTATCTTCATCTTGAAGTGGAGGATTTCCCTCAACCCTAATTCTATAAATATTCGAGTCAAGTCCATACTTAGCTTCAAAGTATTTAGGCATTGCTGGATCAACATTTGAACTTTTTCTTGAATCCCAATGAAACTTAACCCAATGTTTTTTAATTCCAGCGTGAAAATGTGTATCGTAGAAATAACCAAAATTCTTAGTTGGATTTCCAATTAAAAGAACTTTATT